NGTAAAGGCCGCGCTGGATTTTTATTATGGCAGAAGCGATGAGCGGCAGCTGCGTGGGGAGCTAGTACAAACGGCTGCCATGGCCCTGCGGTTTCTTAAAAACTTTGACATAACCATATTGGCACAAAAGCAAGGGCAATGAAAATAGAAGAAACATGGGCTAAAAAAAGGGCAGCATTTTTTGCCACAAACCCAAAATGCAAAACATGTGGGCAGCCAATTGACCACTATGCAAGGACAGGATTGTGCCGGCTGTGTCAAAAAGAAATGTATAAGAAAAGAGCGCAGGCAAAGGCGCCTGAATACCGTAGGAATTATGTTAAAAAAAATAGGGAAAGAATACGGGCATATCAGGCAAGATATTATCTAGCCAACAAGGCGGCAATAAGCGCGCGTAAAAAAGAAAAATACCATGAGCAAAAAAGACTTACAGCCAGCTACATATAAGCCATTTGCCAACATGCGCGAGTGGGATGAGTGGGATACGCGCAATTGTGGCAGCTGCAAAAAAGGCTACGATATGAAACGCGGTAAATTTAGATGTGAGTATCAACGCAAACTTACGGCTGCACAAATAGGGCCTACGTGGCCAGTATCGGCAGAGGTAGCCAAAGCCATTGGCTACTTAGATAATATAGGCTGTACTATTTGGGAATGCCCAATGTGGGGGCGGAAATAATGTGTAAATATGGGACCGTTAAAAACGTAACTGTGCTACGCCAGGATAATGTGGCCAAAGTAGATGCTTGTTTAGCGCCCTTGGTTTACCTGCTTAACCAATATGGCATACAAACCATAACGTGCTGCTGTGGCCATGTTATAACGGCATACAAGCCGCAGGAGGAAGCAAATGAGCCTAAATAAAAGCAAGGGCAATATGTACCCGTGGGTTACACACACGTGGAACCCTATACGCGGCAAATGCCCACACCGCTGCGTTTATTGCTTTATGCGTGGCCGCAAAGTGGGGCCGCTGCGGCTAGATGAAAAGGCGCTGCTGGACAACCTAGGCCATGGGCGCACAATATTTGTGGGTAGTAGTACGGATATGTGGGCAGAGGCGGTGCCAGTAGAGTGGCTTCTGCGGGTGCTCGAGCGATGCAACTCGCATCATAATACTTATATTTTTCAAAGCAAAAACCCAGGCCGCTTTTGTGGCGGCACTATAGAAGCTGCGTTCCCACCACGCACAGTGCTGGGCACGACGTTGGAAACGAACCGTGGCTATAGCCAAGAGTATTATGGGCCACCACCATGGGCACGGGTGGTTGGACTTGGCAGCGAGCGCATTAAAATATTCCATAAGATGGTAAGCATAGAACCGGTAATGGCCTTTGATTTGGATGTGTTTTTAAGTTGGCTACAAAAAATTGGCCCTAAATTTGTAAGCATTGGTGCGGACAGTAAAGGGCACAAGCTGCCGGAGCCAACGGTGGGGGGGCTAGATATGCTTATTGTGAGGCTGCGCGAGTTTACCGAAGTAAAACTTAAGCGTAATCTTGGGCGCCTACTAGAAATTAAGGAGGCGAAATGAAAAAACAAAAAAATAAACCTTTGCCGGTAGTTAAGGAATTTGCTGATTACTTTATACGCAGGGCCAGGCGCGTGCTAAAAATGAAGGTAGCAGATTATGATTCTGTTCACATTGAATACTGGGATGATACCGGCAAGGTGTGGGTATGGTTCCATAGCAGCGCAAGGAAGGGGATTGTTGCCAGGGTGGATTTTCATATCAATGGCAAAACCGATGTTGTTGTGGACCACCGAGGGCGCCCTCCTGTGCGCGACAACCCAGGGTGCGATTAAATGGAATCGCCATATCCATATCCGTGGCCGCTTGATTTTATACTTAACGGCCAGGCAATGTCGAAGAAGCGCAATTGGAGCGTAGTGTGTGGCCGCGGGCGCCCACGCATAGTAGTTTCAGGCAAGTATAAAATATGGGAAAAAACCATTAAAGATGAGCTTTGGCTGCAGCGGATAAAGTACGGCGGCAGTATGCTTGTGCCGTGGGTGCCTATAGCACAGCCGGTGCTGGTGGAATTTCACTTTTTCCTAAAGGGCCATGCCAGGTTTGATTTAAGTAACTTGTACCAAGGCCCCGAGGATGCGCTGCAGGCAGCTGGTATATTAAAAAACGACGAGGTAATCGCGGGCCACGACGGCTCGCGTAGGCACTATGGGGTGGATAACCCACACATAACGATTACGATAACGCCATATAAAGGAGGGTAATATGCGCGAAAATAATACGGCGCGGCGTAGGGCCTGGCTGCTACCCTTGGTGTTTTTAGCCGGCTACATAGCGGCGTGGGGCAGTATAGCGGTGGACCGGCAGATGCTTGTGGCCGAGCAGCGGGTGTTGATGGATGAGATAAAAAGCACAAAACAGCAATTGCAATTATATGACCAAATGCAGGATTTTGGTGATGATTGGCGGGAGATTATAATTTGGAATAAAGAGGCGGTGCAGCCGCCGGAGGAGGAAAAAAATGGGAAGGTGGGCAAGTAAAGAACAGCGGGCGCAGCGCCGCCGGCGCGTGGCCCAACTAAAGGCCCAAGGCTTAAGCCATAGCAAAATAGCGCAGCGGCTGGGCATTACCATTGGCGTCAGCGAGAGCGATTATAAAATCTATAAACGGGAGGCAAACGATGTTGATAAAATCGTATAGTCGCCGCTTCACAAAAGCCACCCTCGTTGTTGCAGCCATACAAGTAGTGTTTATTGTGGCTAAACTTGCAGGCGTGCTTACATTGCCGTGGCTATGGGTATTTGCACCAGTAATATTTACGGGCATAATAATAGGCGCATATTTTGTTATAGCGGCATTTATTATACTTGTAACAGGTGGCTAAACTTCATGGGCGGCGCTGCGTATTGCAAAGGGTTTCTGTGCCCCTGCTTAACCGCGTAGTGTAAAGATGGCAGTCGGTTGGCCACTGGCAGCCCCCGAGGCAATGCCACCGCCCGCCCGATAAGGAGGTAAAATGAAAAAAGAAAAAGACCCTGTGGATATTTTATTATCCGAAGCCTTTCCGCAGGTACGCGTAAGCCTAGGCAGCGCCCAATTAACGTGGTACATAACCAATAAGCAGCGGGAATTTGTGTTTATGGCCGATGCGGTGGCGATAATTTATGATGTAGTAGAGCAGCAGCTGGCATTTGACCCCACGCTGTTAAAGCAAGTGCTGGGCCGAGAATTGGCCGTGGAGGAAAAAAAGATAACATTTAAAGGCGTCACGCCCATACTGCTTGAATGTAAATTCCAAAACCCCGATTACGGCGCGCGGGTGGCCGCACGGTTTATTAAACGTCTAGTAAAAACGTGGGGGCCGCAGCAATTACTGTTGGTGCCTGAGTATGGGCGGGCACAGCCAAAGGATAGCAAGTTGTTTTGGCGTGCCATACCGTGCATTGTTACCATGCGGCAAATAACCTTCCACATATTACCCGCCGCTGGGACGGGCGAGCGCATACTGTGCGGTGTATGATGAACGCTGAATATACAATCAAAGAAATAGGCAATGGCTGGCTTCTTACTGGCCCCGTCGACCATGATATCCCCGGAGCCGGAGAGGAAACAATTTTCGCGCCCAATTTACCATTGCTATACGATATTTTGGTATCTTGGCAAATCGATGGATATGAATTAGTGGTGGCCAAATATCGTGAGAAAATGGAGGAATAATGGCGACAAAAAGGTGCCCTGACTGTAAGCGCCCTGGCTATTGTAAAACGTGTGATGGCCATGCTATGGTGGATGGCAAAGAATGCACCACTTGCGGCGGCATGGGCTACTGTTTGACGTGTGAGGGCTTTGGGAGGGTGGTGGATGTTGAGGCTACGGCCAAGGAGAAGAAAAATGGTAATAAACGAAGAGGCTAAAATAAAAATATTTGCCTTAAAATCAATGGCGCAAATGTACGGCACAACCGATGAGGATTTAGGTCGCTTTTGCCGCGGCCTCGTCCAGGGTGTACTTAGTGTGCTTAGTGCCCTGGGCTTAAAAAACAAAGATGTGATGCCTGCCAAGTGCCCCGATTCGGCGAAAACCACCTATGCCTCGTTTTGTGCCCTATATGGCACCTACGTTAATTGTGAGCGCAGACCGCGGCTGGATAAAAATAGCGAGGAGCATGTTATGATGTATGGCGAGGAGGCGCAGGCAATGATGGCCGAGGCCGAGCGTGTGCTTGATAGAATTAAAAAACGAAGTAAAGCGAGGGATAATTAAATGGCTATACTATGCGCAGCAAGGTTTACGCTTACGCTTAACCTGCCAGGCAAAAAAAAGCCATACATAACCTATGTTTGTGAGAAGCCGGCACACGAGGACGGCGAACATTTTACAACCGGTATAGGCCCCCACGGTGAAACGTGGCGCATGACGTGGTGGCTGCCACCGGTAAAAAGGAGAGAATCATGCACACCACCTTAAAATTATTTGGCTGGATTAAAGGCCATTGGAAGCTGCTGGCCGGAATAGTTACAGTAGCAATTACCATTTTTGGCGGCATACAAAGCTGTAGGGCCAATAAATGGGAGGCGGAGGCGCTGCGGCTAGATGGCAAACTAGGGGAGCAGCAGGCGGACCAGGATAAGCTATATGAGGCGGCGGCGGTTGAGCGCGAAGAGTGGGCAACGGAAAAAGCCGCCGAAGTGGCAAAGCGCGAGGGGCTGGAGGCAGATATACGGCGGTTGGCCCGCGAGGGGGAGCGCGCCAAAAGGGCGTTGGCGCAGGAGAAGAAGAAAACGGCCAAGTTGCCGCCCACGGAGTTGGCGGAGGAGCTGGATGCACGCGTAGGACCCAAAGAGGTAAGCCTGGGCGGTAGTGGGTTATACCTGTTTACGCGCGTGGGGGCCGAGCGCACGCTCGACCGGTTCCGTGACGGGGAGTTTCACCTGGCCGAATACGGCAAATACCAACAGGTGCTAAAAGAGCACAAACTGGAAGTAGATTCGTTTAACACCAGCATTGCCAGCTGCGAGGAGACGGTGGCCAAAAACCTTAAAGGCTGGGATGATTGCAGGGAGACACTGGCCACGGCGCAGCAGGATATTGCAGCGCTACAAAAGGTAAAGGCAAGCGGCGTGTGGAAGGGCCGGCTGCAAGGCGGCGCCATAGCAATAACCTTTTTGGCCCTACTTAAAGTGTGTGGGGTGTGGTAATGAAAACCATTTATAAATACACCGTTCCAGTAAAAAGAAATTTTTTTGATTTAGCGATGCCACTGGGGGCCGAGATATTGGCCACCCAAGTGCAAAATGGCACACCGGTAATGTGGGCGCTGCTTAATCCAGACAACGAACCCGTAGTGCGCCATTTCGAGGTAGTTGGCACAGGTGAGAATCTAGATGAAAAGGCAGCTGATACAAGCAAATATATTGGCACCATACAAATGCCGCCGTTTGTTTGGCATCTGTTCGAGACGAAAGAATAATAAAAAAATAAAAAAAATACTTGACAAAGCGGCACAGCATAACTTAGCTTTAACTGTGAGTTGGGTAAAGCCGCATTTCGCAAACTTCTTTTAAAAACAATAGCCGCCTCCGTTCCCGAGGCGCTACCCACCACCAAAAGCCGTAACGCCATACGCATACAATTTGCCCTTAAATACGCCCTCCTCTTAGTCTATGCCTTTACCCAAAGTATATGGGTAATACCTACGTGCATACAGCGCACAGCCGAGGAGCAGAATGAGAGGTACCAGCTAGGCCGCACGCGGCCAGGTAAAATTGTAACCAACACGGATGGCTACCGTAGGAAAAGCAAACACCAAGTGTGGAGAGCAGGGGACTTGCTGGTGCTGGTATGGAACGGTAGAGCGCTGCGCGCAAGCTGGGCGCCGCGGGACCCATACATAATACTAGGCGAATTTTGGGAAGATGTATTAGGTGGTACATGGGGGGGCCGGTGGAAGGAACAGGGGGTAACAACATTTGATGACCCCTACCATTTTGAAATTTAGGAGGCCGCCATGGCAATAGAATTAGGTACCGTTACAATATATGGCCTTATTGCCCTAATAATTAACGGCGTCGCCCTGTGGATTCGCGAGTGGCGCAAACACCGTACCTGGAGTAAAAACGGGGATGATTTAAAGGAAATAAAAGATGATGTTAAAACAATGAACGGTAAGGTAGATACGGTAGATGGGAAGGTAGGGGCGGCAACGGTTAAAATAGCGGAAGTAAAAACGGCGCTTGAGGGGCAGGCGAAGCACTGCAAACAAACAGTTACACGGTTTGATAAAGCCATAGGCGACCAAAATAAGGAACTTATTAGCCTGGCCAAAAGGCGGAAGTAATGGAAAGATTGACCCGCGAGCAACTACTAAAAACCCTAGATGAGTGGTGGCAAGACGCATGGAATATAAGGGGTGGCCTAATACGAGCCCTATATTTAAAAGGTAAAATAGAAAAAGCTAAAGAAATAACAGCAGAAACAAATCTGAGATGGCAAGCTTATCAACAACTACGGGAATTAGTGCTGTGTGAGGACATGGTACAGCAATATAGAGATGAGATGGAAGCAGCGCAAGCAGAGACAGAACTTAATTATATCGATATTATTTTAGAACTGTGCGAGCAAATAGAAGGGGGTAAAAATGCCTGCACTAGCTAACCCTAAACGCGAGGAGTTTTGCCAGCAATACCTGATTGACCTTAATGGGACCGCAGCTGCAAAGCGTGCCAAGTACAGTGCCCACACAGCCAATGAGCAGGCCAGCCGGCTGTTAGCAGATGTTAGTGTCAAAGCAAGAATTGCAGAGCTAAAGGCAGAAAGAAACGAACGCACACGTGTTACCCAGGACAGGGTGGTAAAGGAGTTGGCTATGATTGGGTTTAGCGACCTGGCAAATTATATAACCATAGACCCGCTTACCGGTGCCATACAAGCAAAGGGCTTTGAGGAGATGCCACCTGGTGAAAGCCGCGCGTTAAAAGCCATTAAAGAAGATAGGGCAATAAAAGAAGGGGCCGATGGTAAAGATGTTACGCTTTATGATAAAGTAAGTTTTGTTATGCACGATAAAATAAGGGCGCTGGAGATATTGGCCAGGCACCTAGGTATGTTAATTGAGCGGCATGAATTGACTGGCGATGAAGGTGGCCCAATACAAATACAGTACATTTTAGTTAAGCCCAAAAAGCGAAAGCGGGGTGGTGATGGTAAAGGTGAGAAAAAGTGACAAAAGAAAATTGGCCCTCACCTTATATAAAATTAACAGCTAAAGAGGCCAAGGAAGCAAAGGAGGGAAAAATGCCCTTGAAAAAAGTAAGTGATTTTGGAATAACAATGCGGGAAGCTGAAAAAAGAACTAAAGAATTGACAACAGCTGCCGATTATTCAAACAAGGAGGCCGCAGAAAAAAGGGCTGAAAACGAAAAGGCAGAGCCCAAAGATGAAAGCGAAATAATATGCCATTATTACACTGGCGAGGAGCCGCACAACTGCCCAGGCCCAATGGGGGATGAGCGGCACTATGTTATCAAGGAAGGCGAGTTGGTATTGGCCCACAAGCGCTGCCATAAGCTGGCTAGCGAGGGTATAAAAAAGACACCTAACGTAATAATAAGATGAGTAGGATTAAAAAGTTTCCGCCGGAAGGCATAGGCAAAACAAATTGGCCGCAAAGAATTGAGGTGGAGCTGCCTTGTGAATGTTGTGGCGAGGCGGTTAAGGTGCCATTTGTTATAAAAATATTTTACGCGTTTAACGATGTACACTGGCCGCATTATATGGAGTACAAAAGCCCCACCATGAACGCCTCTACGTGCCCAAAGTGCCACAAACCATTTCGCTTAAATAGGCCGGTGCCACAGAGGTTGCAATGATAGGGCGCGCAGAATCGGCAGTGTTAAGCCCATTTCGCTTAAATAGGCCGGTGCCACAGAGGTTGCAATGATAGGGCGCGCAGAATCGGCAGTGTTAAGCCAGCTGGAAACGGGCACAAAAGTAAAGGCGGTTAAGTACGGCTGTGGTTGTACGGCAGAGCGAGAGAAGGCGGTGGCTATAGTTATATTTGAGCAACGCTGCCCGCGGCATGGCCAGCGGCTTACAGGCTTTTGGAGGAAATGAGAATGGAAGCAGTGCAGCCGGTACGCATACAGGAGGTGCCGGTAACTATTGTATTTGATAAGAACCGGCGCGCCACCAAACCCGTAGTGGCTAATATAGGTGGGGCGGACAGCAGCAAAAGCTATAGCGTTGCACAGCTGCTTATCGATAAGTTTACCAGCGAGCGTAATAAAACATTTCTTACCGTGCGCAAAACCTTACCCTCACTTAAGCTAACAGCCTACAGGTTGGTTATTGGGCTGCTAAAAGATTACCATTATTACTACGGATTAAAACACAACAAAAGCGACCTTACGCTATACAGCAGGGCGCTTAATAACTTTTGGGTATTTGCCAGTGTAGATGACCCCGATAAATTTAAAAGCACTGAGTTTAATTATGAGTGGCTGGAGGAGGCAAACGATTTTACCTGGGAGGATTTTGTAATATTAAAGCTGCGCATGCGGGCCAAGACCAGCGATGGCAACCCCAACCGCATGTACCTAAGTTTTAACCCCGCCGATGAGCAGGGCTGGATTAACCAGCGGCTGTTTAAAGAGCCCTATGTGCAGCGCATACACAGCACGTATGAGGATAACCCATTTGCCCAGGAGGAAGATATAGCAATGATTGAGGGGTTGCAGGCGCAGGATGAAAGCTATTGGCGCATTTATGCACGGGGGGAGTTCGCACGCCTCAAGGGCCTAATTCACACGCTGCTGGAGATGAATCAGCTGCCAGAGGCACCGGAGGTTATTTACGGCCTGGACTTTGGCTTTGTAAACCCCACCACGCTTATTGAGGTGGGGATAAACATGGAGGCAATGGAGCTGTATTTGCACGAGGTGATTTACGAAACACACCTAACAAATGAGCAGCTAATAGAATTGCTAAAAGCCAAAATACCACCCGAGCACAGGAAGCGGGAAATATACGCAGATAGTGCTGAGCCGGCCCGCATTGAGGAAATTTATTATGCCGGCTTTAACATACATGCTGCCAACAAAGAGAAAAAAAGTGTAACCAACGGCATTGATTTAGTGAACCGTTTTAAATTGTACGCCAACCCGTTTGCCATAAATGTAAAGCGGGAAATGACGCGGTACAAGCGCAAAGTAGATAGGGCAGGGCATGTGCTGGAGGAGCCGATTAAGTTTGATGACCACGTGCCAAATGCAGTGCGTTATGCGGCGTACACGCATTTGCGCGATAGGCTGCTGGACTTGGAGCCCACCTGGACGGTACATTCAGGCGAGAAGGCCGAAAAAGATAAGGAAAAGCAGGCGCCAGGGGTAAACGGGGCCACGAGAGCGCCAGACACAGCCGAACCGGAGGCGCCTAACCCAAGTGGTAGCGCCGCGGCCCAGGGGTCGGGTAAAAAGCCTAAATCGGATGGAGGAGGCGATGGCGGCAGCTGGGCAGTGTAACCGAAAGCAATATTACTTTTTTGATATGCGGTATAAAACGCCAAAGGGCAGGAAGTGGAAAAAGTATATAAAGTTTATTTGGTTAAGCGATGCAACAATTGCCGAGGTGGCCAAGGCACCAATGCTACGTGTGCTGCAGATATTGGCCCCATTGCCGCAGGCAGCAGTAGTGGATTATTTTAGATTAATAAAATATGAAGGAGAGGAAATATGGCCGGTATAGATAACCCAAAGAAAAAGCCAAAAATAAAACGCCCCACTAAACCACCAGTGGCCCAGCAGCGCGATACTACGGAATACGAAGAGGCGTGGGCACAGAGTGCCGTACTTATAGCCACTGATAAAGGCGTATTTCCTATAAGCAAATTACAGGCTGAGGCAAAGGCCGAGCAAAAGGCCGAAAGCAAACAGCTAGAAGAGCAGCTGCTGTTCCTAACCGAAAACAACCTGGTGCCATACCCATTTGAGGCTGCCAATTTGCTGGAGTTAAAAGATAACTGCAGTTACTTTGATAGCTGCGTAAAACAAATTGCTAAAGATGTGGTGGGGCAAGGCTGGAAGCTGGAGCTGCGTGAGGGTAAAAAAGATGCGCCCAGCGAAAAGGAACGCATTTTAAAATTTATAGAAAACTGTGGTGGGGACCGCGATGAGACGTTTGAACAAACGCTTGAGCGGGGCATTATAGATTGGGGTTGCATTGGCTGGTGGGGCTGGGAGGTAGGCCGCGCAGCCAAGGGTAAAGAAAAGGGTAATGTAAATGGCTTTTGGCATGTACCGGCACAAACTTTTTATGTGCATAAAGACCATGATAAATATTGCCAAAAGCGGGGTGATAAACAAGCGTGGTTTAAACGCTTTGGTATAGAGGGTGATATAAGCCTAGCGGATGGCAAGCCTATAACAGAGGAAATAGAAACCGCGGAAAAAGCGGACCCCGAAGCCAAAAAAATAGTACGTGCAAACGAGCTGATTTATTACCGCAATTACTACCCGCAAAGCGATTACTACGGGGCGCCAAATATACTGAGTGCCATAGGCGCGGTGATGGGCTTAATTGGGACCCGCGATTATAACCTGGCGTTTTTTGAAAATTACGGCATACCGGCAGCGCTTATTGTGTTAAAGGGCCAGTGGGATAAAGAGACGGCGAAGCAAATAAGCGATTTTATTGACGTGGAAATAAAGGGCAGCGACAATGCACACAAAACCATGTGCATACACCCAAGCAAAGATAGCACATTTGAGTACATAAAGCTGGGCGTGGAAATAAAGGAAGGCTCGTTTAAACTATACCGCAAAGGGCTGCAGGAGGAAGTGTTGGTGGTTTACAAAATGCCACCGCAAAGAATTGGCGTACCCGAGACAGGCGCGTTGGGTGGCACTACGGTTTCTGAGGCTAAAAAAATATATGCACAATCGGTTATTGCCCCGTTAGAAGAAACGGTGGAAAGGCTGGTAACAAAGAAGCTATTTGTGCAGGGCCTAAAAGCCGAAACGTATATGTTTAAACTTAACGAAATTAACTTAGATGATTTAGATGCTGAAGCAGAGCGGGATGTTAAATACTTTGGCATGGGTGCCCTAACTCCAAACCAAATACTAAAGCGGCAGGGCAAGGAGCCGTACCCTGAAGGCAACCAGTATTACGTAGGCAGCGCATTCATCCCAGTGGGCGAGGAGCCGATGGAGAAATCGGCAGCCATACTTGAAGCCGTTAAGCTGGTATTAAAAGGCAAGCCTAAGCTGGCTGCCCAGGTATTAAAAATCGCTAAGAGGGAGGCGAAGAAATGAGTGCATACAAATATGCAATCGAATCATTGCTCATGGAGCGGCAGCATTTGGTCCAGTCGCTTGCAGGTCAAAAAGAAGCAAAAGAAAAGTATCAAGAAAACCTAAAAAATGCAATGGACCTGATAACAAAGATGGCGCTCAGGAAAACAGAGATTGATGAAGCAATCGCAGCATTGGAGAAAATGGAAGTGGGCCAAAAAAAAGCAGAAAAAGGATTCGTAGTGAAAGAGGTATCTGGCGTTGATATTCACAAGTTCGTGAGGGATTTGATATTGCCTGAAATCATAGAGCTATTGCGGAACAGGAAGTTCAGCATAATCGAGGAAGGAAGATGAAGCTTAAATTAACTGTAACGTACCTGCGCATATTGTTTGAGAATTGCTGCAAGCATAAAGATAAGTATATGAAGCCCACAAACCCGCTTACCTGGAGTTGGGCGGATTGCGATGACTGTGTGTTGGCTAAGATGTCCTGGCGCCCTAAGCTGGGTGCGATTAAAAATTTGTGCTTTTTAATATGGCACGAGAAGATACTTGAGAAAAAACAAAGGAGGTAGAAATGGCTATAAAATATAATGGCAGCTCCTCGGCAGGCCAGCCTTTTGAGGCAGCAGAGGCGAGGGCCGTTATTATTACCGGCGAGGCACTAGATAAACCGCTGGCCTATGAAGGCGATACGGTGGTTTATACGGCCACGGCCAAAGATGACCATGACGAGATGTTGCCCAGCACTTTTGTGGCAGATTTGGAGGTAAATGGCACTAAAGTGATAACGGGACAAGTTTTTAGTGCGGCTGTTTATGACCCCATAACTTTTCTTTTAACGTTGCCTTGGGTAGTGCCCGAGATACCGGCGGGAAATTACACAGTAAAATTAACATGGGCAGAGCAGATACTTTAATTTAATGAGGATATATTTAACAAATCTCTCTCAAGGAATTGCCCTAATAATAATAAAGGAGGTAATTAAAATGGCAAAACCCCCAGGAAGACCATTGGATGTGGTAGAGGTGCTGCGGCTGTATAAGCTAAAGGAAGGCTACAGCGATGCAACCATTGCCGATGCACTTAG